CGCCAGGATGCTTCCAGTTCGACTGGGGGAAGACTCAAGTCTCCCCCGACAGCTACTGGGCAACGATGACGAGGTGTACCGCGGGGACCTTCTCAGGAAGATCGTCTCTAGACAACGCCGCGTATGTCGGGTTTACCACCTTAAAGGTTGGGAATACCTGACAGGAGAGGAGAAACATGAATTCTTTAAAGAATTCTCTTCCTCCATAAGGGGGGATGTCTACAGACAGCCCGCCCTTAAAACTCTAAGAAGGCTATTAAATAGCCCCATCCGCATCTTAAAGATGCAGAGTAGAGTGTTCCAAGGTATTGAAACTTCCATTTTAATGGCTTTCAAGACCTTCGATAAGCAAGTCGAAGACTTCATCACTAAGTGGTGGATTCAGACAACTGAATCGGTTATCGAAACTTGTAGAACCGTCCCCATAACTAAGTTATGGAAGGACCTTGGCCTTGAGGTCAAAAGATTCTACTTTGGTGGATCCTCATTTAATGAAGACTTACCAAAAAGTCTCCCTCAGGTAGACTGGGTGGTTAAACCACTCGATAGTCTAACTAGAGAAGATTATACTTCTATCTTCGCTTTAGCGTCGTACAGACAGTTACCTCCTGGTGACAAAGTCGCCGAGGAGGAGGTTCTGTCGCAATTCTTTAAGAATGTGACAGAACAACCTTCGGACATAAGTCCACCTTCTGATTATCTCCTCAACGCAGCCTTAAAGGCAGCCGAAGAGATTGCGCTTTGCGCAAAGAAGTCAGATTTCCTTGAGATGAGCTCTGCTCACCTCTCGGTATCGAATAGTGCTTGCCTTGAGGCAACACGCACTATGGGCGGTAAGAGAGGGTACATAGTACCTAACTTACTTAAGTTCCTCTCAGAGATTGAATCTGACGAGAAGAACTTTTACCGCAAGATGGATGGTTCAACCTTCCAGTTTGAGGTAAACAAACCCCGATGGCTAAGCCTACCGGGGAATGAGGGTGTCGACCCTACCAAGTTACTTGGCATGACCGATCACTCAGATGCATGGATCATACCTAAAAGGTATGGCATGTCTGAAGAACCACTATCCTTTGGACTGTGGTTCTTCTGCTATCAGGAACTAGTTAAACTAGGGATTCTTGATAGAAATGGAGATGCAACAGGTAAACCTTTTGAATCTTCAGTTAGCACCGTGCAAGAGCCTGGGGCTAAAGTTAGGATAGTGACGAAGGCTAATGCCTCTCTCGTTACTTACCTACAACCTGCAGCTCATTTCCTTAAAAGGATGATGATGCAGGATCCTACACTTAAGGCCGGCTTTGAAGCTGGTGACCAAGTGTATGAGTGGTACAAAAGATTTTCGTACTCACCCAAATCCCGGGAGAAGGGTAAAACCCTATTCCTTGGAGATTATACCACTGCTACTGATTTAATCATTAGACAGAAGGCTCTTCCACTCTATGAGTGTTTCCTCAAACCCTTAGGGTTGGGGAATTCACAATACTTTAGTAATGTGGGAAGAATTTTACTAGGTCCATCACTGTGTGATGGGCTAGTAACGGTTCGGGGATCGCCTATGGGCTTACCTGGAACCAAAATTATCTTACATATGCTATCGAAGATAGTTAATGTAAGAGTGCGAGATTGTCAATTTCCACGATCCCTTAGGGAACTCTGGAATGACCCTTTCGCAGCCGCAGGAGACGACATCTTAGATGAAGCCTCTACGGATGAGGAGAGAATAAGGCTTAGCCTATATCCTCCTACGATCCTTGAAGTGGGTTTAACCCCTTCTCAGGATAAGACAGATATATACACCAGAGGTGGAATATACTGTGAGGGAGTCGTGCTGGTTAGAGACCAGGACGAATTCCAAACGGACCCTGGAAAGTTTAACTTGTCCACGGCCCTAGTCGAAACCTTAAAGGTTCGATTACTCACCCCTGAGACTAAGCCTCAGAAGGGAGATGAGGAGATTAACCCTATCTTCGGAAAGTGTTATCAACTCGCTGCCAGACTTAGGTGGTTACCACCTAGCTTGGCATGGTTAAGGGAGCGGAGCCTGTGGCTCTTCACCCGAAACCATAGAGACTATATCCGCTCGAGCGGTCGTATAGTTTATAACCTACTCCTCCCAACTCAGTTGGGGGGGCTTGGTTTTACCCCTACTTCCCTTGAGGAAAGTAAGATGGTATATGACCTTATGCCATTATGGCATAAGCGGGCGCTAAGCTTTATAGCTATGAATCCGCAGAATGAGAGACCCTCAAGGGTTCTTTCTAACTGGTCAAGTTCACGACTCTTTGAAAGAGGCATGGACTTTCAGGACATAAAGGATAATCCTATATATGAACTGTTAGACGACTTTGG